CTAACAGCCGGAACTAAAGCGCCAACCCTAGGTGCTGGTGGACATCCTAATTATCCTCCTAGTGGTTGGACAGGTTTATCATATGGAAATGTTGATGATAGTTTTGTTAGTGTTACTATACCAAGCTTTGCACTTAATCTAAATGGTTTTACAACAGCCTATATCGGTTCAAATACTTATATTACTTTTGGCAGTGGGTCAACTGTTTTTAGTAGTTTAAGTGCAAGTAATCCTGCTCTACATAAAATTCACTTAGGAGCTGCCGATAATTCATATCAACAAGTTTCAATGATTCAATCTGGAACTGATTATACAAGAATTAGATATGAAGGTAATGGTAGTCCTAGCGGTACTATTGGTTCACCTGGTATTGTATATGAAGCTACTTTTTTTAATAGCGCAAAAACAGACGGAGTACCTGTACTAGAAGTATTATTTGGTAATCATAATAGAACGAGTGGTGCATCTGGCATAGCTACTACAAACTCTTATCTAGCTACACCCTCTCCTGCAGGATACTTTTCAGCAAATCAAAGCTATGTTTTTGTAGGCAATGCTTCGGGCGGTACCGCATGGACTATATATACTGGATACTATATGGCTAACACAGGATACTAATTAAGGAAAACTAATGATATATGTAAAATTAAATAGTAATGGTGAAATTGAAAAATACCCTTATAATCTGTACGATTTAAGAGTAGATTTTCCTAATACATCGTTTACTATTCCTGTAGAAGAAAGTTCTCTGAATAGTAGAGGTATTTTTAGGGTAGCAGAAAGCGTAATGCCACAGATTGATCATACTAAAGAATTAGTTGAATTACAACCAACTCTACAAAACGGAACTTGGACAAGGGTTTGGAGTGTAGTAGATGCACTTCCAGAACACATTCAAACTAAATTTGATACTGCTGCATACGACATAAGAAAACGTAGAAATGAACTACTTTCAAGCACAGATTGGACACAAGTAGCAGACACCCCTGTAGATAAACAAACATGGGCAACGTATAGACAAGCTCTTAGAAATATTACCACACAATCAAACTTTCCTTGGTCAGTAGAATGGCCAACCCAACCCGTATAATAAGGAATTATTATGGTAACCTTTACAATTAAACCAACAAGCATTCGTACTAAAACTCTGGATGGATTAACCGGCGTAGTAAAACTAGTAGAGTGGATACTAGAAGGCGAACTTAGTGGCCAAAAATTTTCATTACCACAAACTACTACATTACAAGATCCAGAACCTGCTAATTTTATTCCCTTAAATCAAATAACTGAACAACAGGTAGTTCAGTGGATTGAAAATACTGTAGATTTACAACCTATAAAAGCACATATTGAATTTGTGCTTAATAAAGAAGCAGCAAAAGCCGATTTAACCCAAGAAAGCTTACCTTGGGCACCGCCAGCTCCTGAGCCTACTACTCCTGTTGCGCCAACCGAAGCTCCAGTTACTACGCCCCCTATTAATTCAGCCCCTCCACCTACTAATCCTTAATACTTAGAGGTTACTATGCGGCAATTAGCTTGGCTATTATTTTTGATCTCAACCCTTACCTTTGCCCAAACAACAGACAGGATTATTTCAGAATCAACAAGTAATAGTCAATCTAATTCGACTAGTACTAGCATAAATGAAACCACAGTTAAATCGCCACCACCTAGTGCTACTAGTCCTCCTATAACAATTATAAGTAATGACCTATGTGTTGTAGGAGTTTCGGGTGCTGTGCAAACTCAAATCCTAGGCATTAGCGGTGGTAGTACTGTTCGTGACTTAAACTGTGAGCGATTAAAACTAGCTAAAAACTTATACGACATGGGCATGAAAGTAGCTGCTGTAAGTACCTTGTGCCAAGATTCCAGAGTATTTGATGCTATGATGGATGCTGGTACTCCGTGTCCTATACAAGGAAAAATAGGAGAACAAGCTCGTCAACTATGGCAAGATAATCCCGGTCTACAACCAAAACCACTACAGGCTACCACAAATGAATCATTTTGGAAAAACTTTAGTTTTGGCTTGGGCACTATTCTCTTACTCATCCTACTCCTATAGCCAAACAAGTGCTAACTTAGTACCCTACTCAAGTATAAGCCTACAAGGCAACCTTAAATTTTCGCCAGGAGATGCTGTAGTATTTGGAAAAGGTGGAGGTAGTCTAACCTACACAGGTATACTTACACAAAAAATCTTACAAGATACAGGCATACCCTTAACCATTACAGGCGTAGAATACGGCTGGGATTATAGCTTAGGTTGTACAGGTTGTAAAAATTACTTAACAGCTACTACTGTACTTAGTGATAGAATAGGTACTATTTATAGTAAAAACTATACACTAACAGGTATAGGCAGTGTTGCAGAAAGGGTAACACTAGGAGAATTAAAGGCTGCTACACTAGACACTTTTAAACTCGGGTTTCAAGGTCAGCAGCTGTGGCAAGAAAAACAGTGGCAAGGCCCTAGTGTAGTAAATCCATATTATAGATTTACTTATATGCCTAATATTACTACACCACAACCAGAAATACCACAACCAAAACTGCCACAAATACCACAGCAACTTATCCTTCAAAAACCAGAACAAGTATTAGGAACCTATGTTGATCCAGTTAAAGATGCCCTACCAAAATTAGTACAAGATCCTATAGTTAATCAAGTCCTAGAAAAACCAGAAACAACGCGCGAGTATCAAGCACCAACCCTAAACCGCGGCATACCTAGCACCACAACTACCGAAGAAAAGCCCAAAACTACCGCAGCCACTAGAATTAGTACTCAGGTTACACAGCAATCCAATAGTAAACAAACTACTAATGAACTAGTAACTATTGCAAATATGACTAGCCAAGCCCCTAGTCTAGACCAGTACCAGCGACAAGTAATCTTAGATGAGGCATTTTATGTAACAAAAGATATTTATAAAACTGTTCAGCCAGTAGACAATCAAAGATTACTTCGCGGCCTAACTGGTAGCTCTAACCTAAATCATGGGAGAATGGTAGATGAGCAATACAGATCTAAATAAACAGGTAGAAAAACTAGAACAAGCTCAAAAGCAGTATATGAGCAAAGATACTGTGATTAGTATAGGTGGGTACAGTTTTACACCTGCAAAGCTAATGATTGCGGCCGGTATTATAAGTAGTGTAGTCGGCGGCATGTACGGAGTTTTTGAAGCCTACAAAGACTACGAAAATATGAAGAAAAAGATTGCTAACTATGTTGCACCCGACTTTAGTGAATATGAAGCTCGCATAATTAAACTAGAAACGGATAGTGAAAAAGTAGTAGACTATACACGAGACATTAATCAAAATCTAAAAGGCGATATTCGTCGCACAGAAACTGTCTTAGAGGGTGTAGAGCGCGGAACTAAAGTTGCTCAACGTGAAACCGAAAAAGAAGTGGTTAGTATTCGTAGACAGGTTGATGATGACGTTAAAGAAATACGACGACAAGTTGATACAGAAATAAAAGAAATACGTCGTAGTGCTGATACCAGTGTTCGTGAAATGCAAAAACAAGTTGATGCAACTGTACAAACCGTAAATGAACGTGTAAACAGAATTGAACGTGATACTAACGGTGAACTACGAGCTATTCGGCGTGAGGTAGATGACAAGATTAAAAAGGCACTAGATAATCCTCTTGCTAATTAAGGGGAGTAGTATGGATCCGCTAACGCTAATGGGTACGGTAACAGCTGCATTTAATGGCCTAAAAGCTGCTGTAAAAGTAGGTCAAGAAGTCGAGGGAGTATACCGTCAATTAAGTAAGTGGGCGGATGCTGCAGGGCAACTTCAACAACTAATCAATGATAATAAAACGGATACGGGTGAGCAAAAACCTGGCTTGTTTGAAAAAATAGGATTTGGTAAAACCGCAACAGCAGAAGCCTTTGATATAATTATAGCACAGCAAAAATTGCGAGAAATGGAAGCTGAAATATATCATATGTTTTATTATGGTGAACTTCAACACCTAGGAGCAGAGGGCTATAGTCAGTTTAATCAGCTACGTCGTGAAATTCGTGAGCGCCGTGAGCGTATGATTCGTGATCAAGCCCGTCGTAGAAAACGGTTTATTGAAAACCTATTCTGGGGAACCTTACTAGTTATAACACTTACTATTGCAATTAAATTTTTTGTATGGTTATTTGATATTGGCCGCGAAGCAGGCCGATGGTAGGAGACGCAATGTGGATTCTTCAATGGCTACCTTGGTGGCTATTTTATATGGTACTAGCCTTAGGATTATTTGGACTAGTGGTAACTTATTTACTTAAGTTTATTCCACTACCCATAATTCATGTGTACAAAACTCCACTACAAATTGGGTCTATTATACTTGTAGTTATTGGGGTCTATATGCTAGGATCTATAGCTAATGAACGTGCTTGGCAAGCTAGGATAAAAGAACTAGAAGTTAAACTAGCACAAGCTGAGGCTGAAGGGGCAAAAGAAAATATTAAGATAGTAGAAAAAGTAGTTGTGCAACAGAAAATAGTACGCGAACGCGGTCAAAATATAGTACAGTATGTTGACCGAGAAGTAGTTAAGTATGATACTAAGTGTGAAATTCCACAACCATTTGTAGACGCACATAATCGTGCGGCGGAAAAAATACAATGAAATCGATAGTAATATTATTATCACTAGTGTTAGTAGGTTGTAGCACTCCTGTTCCACTAAAACCTAAATTTCCAGAAGCACCACAGATATTACTAGAGCCTTGCAGATCACTAAAATCACTAGAACAAAATGCTAAACTTAGTGATGTAGCTAAAACGGTTACAGAAAATTATCACCTTTACCATGATTGTAGCTTAAAGTCCAGTATGTGGCAGGAGTGGTACAAAACTCAACGTAAATTATTTGAGGATGTAAAATGACCTTAACCCTAGAACAATTACAAAAATTAATACCACGCAATAAGTATACAAGCTATTGGTTACAAGTTATTAATCAGCTATTTCCTGATTATGAGATTAACACTCCCCTACGTCAAGCAGCTTGGATTGCACAGTGTGCTCATGAATCGGCTGAGTTTACTGTCCTACAAGAAAATCTTAACTATCGTTGGCAAAGCCTACGCAAAGTATTTTCTAAATACTTTCCTACGGATGAACTAGCACAACAGTATGCTGGTAAACCCAATAAGCAAGAGGCAATAGCTAACCGTGTATATGCTAATCGTATGGGTAATGGCGATGAGGCTTCAGGGGATGGATGGCGATACCGTGGCCGAGGACTTATTCAGCTAACTGGTAAGGATAATTATACTTGGTTTGCTCACAGCATAGAAATCAAACCAGAAGAAGCAGCAGATTACCTAGAAACTTTTGAAGGAGCTGCTCAAAGTGCGTGCTGGTTTTGGGAAACTAATAGCTTAAATCGTTGGGCAGACCAAGGGGATATTTTAACCTTGACAAAACGAATTAATGGTGGTACAGTAGGCATAGAAGATCGTAAAAAACACTACGAGCACGCCTTACACATACTAGGAGGCTAACGGTGATTAGTGATAAAAAACTATTTCTATTCTTGTTAATTTTACTTGCATTACCTGTTGCACTAGCTGCTTTTGGTAGCGATAGGTTTAGGTATCCTTGTCAAGATCCTCAAAACTGGGAAACTAAGCAGTGCCAAAAACCATTATGCGACGTTACTCGTACTTGTCCAGAGCATATATTTAAAGGGCAGCGAGATCCTAGACTAGGGCCGCCAGAGACTAGAGTTGAACCGATAGGTCAGACTTGCCAACAATGTCAACCAGATAAAGGAGGAGCTAAAGGTGCAAAATAAGGAGACTTTAATTTATACCGAAGAACAACTAATGGCTAGACTTAAATTCTTTATAGGAGTTTGTCTAGCACTTACACTAACAGGCATTGTATTTGTAGTTCTCTACAGTATAATATTTGTTACACAGCCACTTAATGCTATGAGTCCAATTGATCAAAAGTTCTTTGAACTTATTGTACCTATAGCAACATTTTTAACTGGTACACTTAGTGGTATTATGCTTGCAGGAGTTAAAAAAGAAGATCAAGAAGTAATGCTTCAAGCACAAAAACAGCAACAAGAGGGATTTAAAACTACTATTGACGCTATACGTACACCAGAACCTAAACCGCAGCACGTCAGACAAGAGCCAGTACTGTTTGCTAGTGGTCAGCCAGAATCGGGATACGGCGGAAAACCTAAGCCTCCACAAGCACCACAACCGGAGATTTAAATGCTTAAATCACTACTACAAGATGGAGTAGACGGCAGCCTAAGCAGCAAACGTGTAATAACATTTTTAGCTTTTATGTTATGTAGCTTAGGTTTTGTAGCTAATTTATTTTTTGGTTATAAAATAGACGGGACACTATACGATAGCATGATGTATATAGTGTTAGTAGGTTTAGGCGTAATTGTTACTGAAAAGTTTAGCCCACACAAAAAGGATTAGCTATGAAATATATTTTAGCCGCGTTAATTACCTTGTTCTCTACAGGTTATGTACTAGCAGAACCAGAAACTAAACGGGTTTGTGAAATTCAAAAAGATAGTCAAGGCAAGGAAAAAGAAGTTTGCAAAACTATAAAAGTGCACAAGAAGCTAGAAGGTGCACAAAAGCCTAGTGAGGTAAAACCAGACACAAAAAAGTAAGTATAAGTGTTTAATTTTAACTTCTTAACAGGGTCGAATCAATGGCAACTAGATCAGGTAAAAAAGCTCGTAAACAACAAACTAATACTCAATCAAACCCTATTGAGTACGGGTTTAGAGATGTAAAACCTCTTAATTTTATACAAGAACAATACTTAAATGCTATAAAACAAAATGAGGTTGTATTTGGTGTAGGCAGTGCAGGTACAGGTAAAACATTTGTAGCTGCTAGTTATGCTGCAGGAGAGCTTTTTCATAGACGCGTAAATAAAATTATATTAACTAGACCTAATGTAGAAACAGGTCGTGGACTAGGATTTTTACCAGGTGAACTAGAGGAGAAATATGCTCCATACCTAGAACCTTTTGACAACGTATTTCAACGTTGTCTAGGCAAAGGATTCTATGAGTATGCACTTAAAAATCACGATATAGAACCCCGACCTATAGGGTTTATGCGTGGAGCAACATTTGACAATGCAATAGTTTTAGTAGACGAAGCACAAAACCTAACTAAAACCGAATTAAAAATGCTCTTATCACGCATAGGTAAAAATTGTAAAGTAATTTTAAGCGGTGATCCAGACCAACGAGACTTAACTAACTCAGGCCTAGAAGATGCTATAAAAAGACTAGAAGGCATTGAAGGCATTGAAGTAGTTAGATTCTTAGATCAAGATATAGTACGTAGTAAAATGTGTAAACAAATAATTTTAGCATACAAGGATTAAAATGGCAAAAACTTACAAACCCACTAGTGGCATG